GGAAATCATTGTAAATATTATGCTGAGTGTTTGTCGGGAAGTTCGTAGCAAACACGGTCTTCCCGACACTATACTCTACATAATGATTTTCACCGCATAATCCTCGTTATGTAGAGCTCTACATAACATCGACATCGTGCGGAAGGTGGTGGACTGATATGGATGAGAAGATCAGGCAACAGATTATTGCGATTCGAGACAGCGGCCTTACGAACATGTTCGACCTGCCCTACGTGCAGCGCCTCGCCTTCGACCGGAACTACTACGATCTGGTGCTCTTTATTGAGGAGCACCGGGACGAATACGTCCGCTTTATTCTCCATGGAGATGTCAGATAAGCACAGGATTTTCGGTACATTTTTGTGCAGGTTATGAGGCTTATTTCCTTGCTATATATCGCCTGCAGAGTGATATATGTACATGCCAAAGGAAAAGGCAAACAAGCACAAAGCAAGGAGGACAAAGCCATGACGAACATTTTTGAAGAAACCTACAACACCATCGCAGAAGCAAAGAAAGCCTACAAGGAAGCCACCACTGCAGAGGGCAGGGATGCCGCAAGAGAAGCCGCGAAGGCAGCCGAGGATCGGATCATTGAGATGGGCGACATTGCCTGCAAGGTTTGGAGAGCCTACCGGAATTCCAGAGACAACGAGAACGAGATCCTCGACTTCGACGACATCATCTGGGATCGGGATGTGGAAGCCATCACCACCTGCATGAAGGAGAACGGCATCAAGGCCTTCACCTACTCCTGCCGGGCAACGGACGCGGTCGAGACGCTTTGGCTTTTTAAAGAGGCCGGCTGCACGATCGGCGAGATGGTCGAGGTCAACCTCCGGAAGGACTTTTTCGGAAAAGGCTACGAGAAAGGCCATGCCTTCAGGATTGCCATGGACTAAAAAACCAAGGGAGGAAGCCCCGCAAAAGGGGCCTCTTCCTCGTACAAAATACACAGTTTCCGGGGCGGATCTTTGTAACACATATCCGGCTGATCTCCTTGCTATATAAGCCTTGCAGAGTGATATATGTACATGCCAAAGGAAAAGGGCACACAGAAGAAAACGGAGGACAAAGCCATGTGGAACAAAGGAAGCATCAAGATCGAGAACCAGACATTCACCTACAGCGCGAAGGTTTACGGAGAGCCGAGCGAGGACTACGGAATTGAGGGCGGCAGGATCAGCAAGCTTGAGATCCGCCTCGGAGACTTCCCGGTCGCAAGATACGACAGAGGCTGGGACATCGAGCCGGAGACAGAAAACGCGCAGCTTGCGCTCCTTGCCATCCTGCACAACTTCAACTGAAAAGAAAACGCTGAACAGAAAGCAAATAAGTTAAATCCGGGAGAGGGAGCCAAGCGGCTCTTTCTCTCGTTCATATACATCACATGGGACAGGATCGCTTCGGCGGTCCTTTTTTGATGGACAGAAAGGAGGTGTTCCCTATGGCAACCAGAGGAAGAAAGCCAACTCCGACCGCAATCAAGGAGCTGGAAGGAAATCCCGGGAAAAGAAAACTGAATGAGAATGAGCCAAAGCCAGAGCGGAAAGCACCTGCCTGCCCGAAGTGGCTCGATAAGGATGCTAGAAAGGAATGGCACAGGCTGGCAAAGAAGATGGAAGCCATCGGTGTTCTTACAGAGGTCGATATGGCTGCCTTTGCCGCATACTGCCAGTCCTATGCGAGATGGAAGGAAGCAGAAGAGTTCATCACAGAGCACGGCACTCTTGTCCGGACGCCTTCTGGTTACTGGCAACAGGTCCCGCAGGTCTCCATCGCACAGACCTACATGAAGCAGATGGGAAAGTTCGCGACCGAGTTCGGTCTGACTCCGGCATCCCGTTCCCGCCTGATCGCAGATGCCGGGAAGCCAACGCCAGGAGATGAGATGGAGGAGCTGTTGGGAGGCGACGTAGATGGCAGTTGAAAAGCGGCCTGTGGATATGCCAAAGCTGACCGATTATCAGCCGACAAAATTCATGCTTCCAACATCTCACTATGATGCGGCGAAAGCGGACCGGGCGGTGAAGTTCATCGAGATGCTCCGGCATACCAAAGGCAAATGGGCCGGAAAACGCTTCTGGCTCCTCCCTTGGCAGGAGCAGATCGTCCGAGACTTATTCGGGATCATAAAGCCCGATGGGAACCGGCAGTTCCGGACAGCCTACATCGAGATTGGCAAGAAGAATGGAAAGTCGGAGCTTGCCGCCGCAGTTGCCCTGTACCTGCTCTACGCAGACAACGAACCATCCGCAGAAGTCTATGGTGCTGCAGCAGATCGTCAGCAGGCATCGATCGTTTTTGATGTCGCACACCAGATGGTAAACATGACACCGGCGCTTTTAAAGCGCTCCAAGATCATGGCCGCCAGCAAGCGAATTGTGAACTACTCGAATGCCGGATTCTACCAGGTGCTGTCCGCAGAGGTGGGAACGAAACATGGACTGAATGTTTCTGGTCTTGTGTTCGATGAGGTCCATGCGCAACCTACTAGAAGACTCTTCGATGTACTCACGCAAGGCTCTGGTGATGCCCGTGAGCAGCCGTTGTATTTCCTGATTACGACTGCAGGAACCGATAAGAACTCGATCTGCTACGAGCTGCACCAGAAGGCAAAAGACATCCTCTCCGGGCAGCGTGTAGATCATACGTTTTATCCAGTTGTCTATGGACTGGAAGATGATGAGGACTGGCACGATGAGAAGAACTGGTACAAAGCAAATCCAAGTCTCGGGCAGACGATTGACATTGAACGTGTCCGGGAGCATTACCACGAGGCAATGGAAAATCCGGCGGAGGAGGCGGTGTTTAAGCAGCTCCGACTCAACATGTGGGTATCTTCAACGACCGCCTTCATTCCGGAGCAGGTCTTTGATCAGGGCAATGAGCCGATTGATCTGGATTCGCTCCAGGGTCGTGAGTGCTATGGAGGTCTAGACCTTTCCAGCACCGGCGACATCACCGCACTGGTTCTGATGTTTCCACCGAGGAATGAGAGGGAGAAGTACATCTGCCTGCCGTTCTTCTGGGTTCCGGAGGACACCATTCCAATCCGGGTGCGAAGGGCCTCTGTTCCCTACGATGTCTGGGTAAAGCAGGGATACATGAAGGCGACGGAAGGAAATGTGATCGACTACAACTTCATCGAGAAGTTCATCCTGGATCTCTACAAGATCTACAACATCAAGGAAATCGCGGTCGACAGGTGGAATGCGACCCAGCTCATTATCAACCTGCAGGATGACGGCTTGACGATGGTGCCCTTTGGACAGGGCTTCAAAGATATGTCAGCTCCTACGAAGGAGTTCTACAAGCTGATGATGGAAGGAAAGATCATCCACGGTGGCAATCCGGTCCTTCGGTGGATGGCCCTGAACGTGGTAGTAGATCGGGACGCTGCCGATAACATCAAACCGACCAAGGCAAAGTCACCGGAAAAGATTGACGGTATCGTTGCATCGATTATGGCGCTGGATCGCTGTATTCGGCAGGAACAAGCAGAGAGTGTTTACGACAGCCGAGGGCTGATCACATTTTGATGGAGGAAGGAGCGATGGGATTTAAGGATTTATTTCACAGAAGGAAGGCAAGAGCGGATCCGAAGGATGCAACATCCGGCAGTGTCTACCGCGCTTACTACGGGCACACCTCATCCGGCAAAACCGTGACAGAGCGAAGCTCGATGCAGGTGACTGCCGTGTATGCCTGTGTCCGGGTGCTTGCAGAGGCCGTGGCAAGCCTGCCCTTACATCTCTACAAAGAGGAGAACGGAAGCAAGGTAAAAGCTGTCGACCATCCGTTGTACTTTCTTCTTCACAGTGAGCCGAATGAAGAGATGACGGCTTACACCTTCTGGGAGACGCTCCTCACGCACCTTCTCCTGTGGGGTAACGGATATGTTCAAATCATCCGGAACGGAAAGGGCGAAATCACAGCCTTGTATCCCCTGATGCCAAACCGCATGACGGTGGACCGGGATGAGAGCGGACACATCTATTACCAGTACCTCTGGTCCAAGGGATCCGATGCACCGACCATGAAAGAAACGATCGTCAAGCTCTCTCCTCACGAGGTGATGCAGATTCCGGGGCTTGGATTTGACGGCCTTGTGGGATACAGCCCGATTGCGATGGCAAAGAACAGCATCGGTCTTTCGATGGCCTGTGAAGAATACGGCAGCAAGTTCTTTGAGAACGGAGCCGCGCCATCCGGAGTCCTCGAGCATCCCGGCATCCTGAAGGATCCGGAGAAAGTGAGGGATAGCTGGCAGGCGGCCTTTGGCGGCAGCCAGAATGCCGGGAAGGTTGCGGTGTTGGAAGAAGGCATGAAGTATTCGCCGATCTCCATCAATCCGCAGGAAGCACAGTTTCTTGATACCCGAAAGTTCCAGATCGATGAGATTGCGCGGATCTTCCGGGTGCCGCCGCACATGATTGGAGATCTCGAACACGCGACTTTCTCTAACATTGAGGAACAGTCGCTGGAATTCGTGACCTACAGCCTGCAGCCGTGGCTTGCCAGAATCGAGTCTGCGATTTCTCGGTCGCTTCTTACTCCGGAGGAGAAGAAGATTTACTATGCGCGTTTCAACGTGGACGGTCTTCTTCGCGGCAACTATGAGAGCCGTATGCAGGGCTATGCGACCGGCATCAGCAACGGCTTTTTGTGTGTGAACGATGTCCGGCGCTTAGAGAACATGGACCTCGTGCCCGACGAAGAGGGCGGGAACCTGTTTCTTGTAAACGGAACCATGACGCCTCTTCGGAGTGCTGGCGCAGCCTACCAGAGCGGTTCTGGAGGTAGTGATCCTCCGGAGCAGGATGAGCCCGATGAAGAACCTGAGGAAGATACAGATAACAAAAAGCCCCACAGAAGGGGAAGGAGGAACACATGAACAAGTTTTGGAAGTGGGTGCGGAACAAGGCACCGGATGGAGAAGATCCGGATCTTGCCGCACGCACGCTGTTTTTAAACGGAACCATTGCTTCGGAGAGTTGGTTTGACGATGACGTCACACCAGCTCTTTTTAAGTCTGACCTTGATTCCGGGAAAGGACCGATCACGGTCTGGATCAACTCTCCGGGCGGTGATGTCTGGGCGGCGGCACAGATCTACAACATGCTCTTATCTTATTCCGGGAAAGTCACCGTGAAGATCGACGGCCTTGCAGCATCAGCGGCATCGGTCATTGCGATGGCAGGAGATGAGGTTCTTGTCTCTCCGGTCTCCATGCTGATGATCCACAACCCGTCCACGATGGCGATGGGCGATAAGGACGATCTTGCACAGGCCATTTCGATGCTCGATTCCGTGAAGGATTCGATCCTGAATGCCTACGTCAAGAAGACCGGACTTTCCAAGAACAAGCTCAGTAAGCTCATGGACGATGAGACCTGGATGGATGCGAGCAAGGCGGTGGAGCTTCATTTTGCAGACCGTGTGATGGAGAGACCGGATCTCTATAGCAGGGAGCAGGAAGAGAAACCGGAAGAGGACGATCCTGACAAGAAAAATCCGGAGGAATCTGAAGAGAAAACCGAGCAAGCACCAGATGGCCCCAAGAAGAACAAAGATCTGCTTGCTGCGGGTTTCCTTTATTCCAGCCGTCAGATGGCGGCTGCATTCACCAACAAGGTGAAGGAACACTACAAGGTTAGAAACAAGGCACAGGATGGTCCTGATGCCGAAAGCAAAGCAGAGGAAGGCCGGAGCGTGGATGCTCTGATGGATCGCCTGAATCTGCTGCACAAAGTGATGTGAGGAGGAGAACACAATGAACGTACAGGATTTGATTGCAAAGAGAGCAAGAGCATGGGAGGCAGCGAAGGCCTTCCTCGAATCGCACCGGGGAGAGAACGGGATTCTTTCTAGCGAAGATGGAGAAACGTATGACCGCATGGAAAAGGAGATCACGGATCTTACGAAGGAGATCGACCGTCTGAATCGTCAGGCTGCTATTGAGGCACAGCTGAGTCAGCCGACTTCTTCTCCTCTTTCCAACATGCCTTCCGCAGGCAGTGAGAAGCCGAAGAAGCAGGGACGTGCTTCTGACCAGTATGCAAAAGATATGCTGACTGCCATGCGCACGAATTTCCATCAGGTTTCCGACATCCTGCAGGAGGGTGTGGATGCCGATGGCGGATACCTCGTTCCGGAGGAGTGGGACAACCGCCTCATCGATGTCCTGAATGAAGAGAACATCATGCGGGGTCTTGCAACCCACATCACGACTTCCGGTGAGCACAAGATCAACATCGCGGGAGCCAAGCCGACCGCGGCATGGATCGAAGAGGGCGGTGCACTGCAGTTTACCGACGCGAAGTTCGGACAGAAGATCATGGATGCGCATAAGCTCCATGTGGCGGTGAAGGTTACCGAGGAGCTTCTGTATGACTCCATGTTTGACCTTGCAAGCTACATCACCACCCAGTTCGGAATCGCCATCGCCAATGCCGAGGAGGATGCTTTCTTAAACGGCGATGGGAAGGGAAAGCCCACAGGTCTCTTTGATGAGACAAACGGCGGTACGGTCGCAAAGACCCTCACCGGCACCAAGCTTGGCACTGACGATGTGCTGGATCTGGTCTACGCCCTGAAGCGTCCGTACCGGAAGAAGGCATCGTTCATCATGAACGACCAGACCCTTGCAGCTCTCCGAAAGCTCAAGGACAACAACGGCGCCTACATCTGGCAGCCGTCCTATCAGGCAGGGGAGCCGGACAGACTTCTTGGCTATGCGGTTCACACCAGCGCCTTTGCACCGGAGCTTGCGGCAGGAAAGCCTGTGATGGCCTTTGGTGACTACAGCTACTACAACATCGGCGATCGCGGCAGTCGTTCCATGCAGGAGCTTCGTGAGCTCTTTGCCGGAAACGGCATGATCGGGTATGTCGCCAAGGAGCGTGTCGATGGCCTTCTGGTTCTTCCGGAAGCCGTGCAGATCCTGAAGGCAGGAGCATCTGCCTGATCCGCAGTCGTAACAAAGTAATGTTGAGAGCTCGGGGTGTCACAGCTCTGGGCTTTCTTTTTGAACAGGAAGGAGGCAGCGATGCTAAAGCTCGAAGAGGCAAAACAGTATCTCCGTGTTGACGCAAATGATGAGGACGATGTGATCCAGCAGGAACTGGACGCTGCCGAGAGCCTTGTGGCATCGGTGCTCCGAAAGGAAAGCCTCGAAGATGAGAGCAGCCCGATCACAGTTGTGGCAGTCCTTTATGCCCTTGCCTATCTTAACGAACACCGGGAGGAAGCCGATCATCACGCCCTGACCATCACACTTCGAAACCTCCTCTTTGGAGAACGGGATGCCAGGTTCTGATGGAGGTGCGGGATGAATATCGCGGCTATGAATGTAAGGCTTACGATCCAGAAGAATGAGGTTATCAAAGACAAGTATGGCAATCACACCAACACCTGGACAGACTTCTACACCTGCTGGGCAACACCGGTACAGAGCGGAGGATCCGAAAAACTGGAAGCCGGAACGACGACTAGCACCGATGCGATCGACTTTACCGTCCGGTATGCAAAGTGTCTCGAAGGGCTCGACTCCACCAAGATCCGGATCCGGTTAGGGGGCAGTATTTACAACGTCACCGCCATTGATCCGATGGGGTTCAAGAAGCGAAGCCTGAAGTTTAAGTGTGAGAAGGTGAAGCGATGAAGGTGAAAGTAGATGATCTAGCGGCGACGGTGGAAAAGACCCTCTCGGACTACGCGGAGGATGTGAACGACATCGTAAAGCAGGAAATCAAAGATGCTGGGAAGGAAGCGGCAAAAGAACTGAAGGAGAAATCGCCAAAGCGCACTGGAAAGTACGCCAAAGGGTGGAGATCAACTGTTCGGAAAGAATCCGCTGTCGGAGCAGAAGTGGTTGTTCACAACAAGATCTACAGACTGACACACCTCTTGGAGAAAGGCCATGCCAAGCGCGGCGGCGGGAGAGTCGAGGGCATTCCACACATCGCTCCGGTCGAAGAAGAGATCACCGGGAAGCTATCAGATGAGATTGAGAAGGAATTAAAGGGCTGAGGATGGGAGGAAGCAATGGACAAGATCATACAGATTCTTGAGGAGTTGGAGAAGCAGGGAATTCCTTATGCCTATGATCACTTTGCGGAAGGGGAAGGGCCGGATCCTCCCTTTCTCTGCTTTCGCTGTCCGAACAGCGACAACTTCGCTGCGGACGGAACCGTGTATTTCCCGATCACAGAGATCGACATCGAGCTCTACACGGATAAGAAGGATCCGGAAACAGAAAAGAAACTGGAAGATCAGCTGATCCAAAGCGGGATCTTCTTTGAAAAGACAGAGACCTGGATAGATTCTGAGAAGCTCTACGAGGTCCTGTATTCATTTGAACAGGAGGCCTGAAATGGCAAGTAAAAAGAACAAGGTCAAGTACAACCTGAAAAACGTACATTATGCCATCGCGACGATTGCGGAGGATGGGACCGCCACCTTTGCAGACCCGGTTGCGTGGCCGGGTGCGGTATCTCTCTCGCTGGATGCGCAGGGAGACCAGACGATCTTCTGGGCAGACGGCGTGCAGTATTTTGTCACCAATGCGAATAGCGGCTACAACGGTGACTTCGAGTCTGCGATGGTACCGGAGGATTTCCGGGAGAACGTGCTCGGTGAGATTAAGGACGGCAACGGGGTTCTGATCGAAGATGCTGATGCGCAGCCTATTCACTTTGCGCTGCTCTTTGAGTTTGATGGCGATGTGAACGAGATCCGCCACGTCATGTATAACTGCACGGCAACAAGACCGTCTGTGGCATCCAGCACCAAGGAGGACTCCATCGAGGTGCAGACCGAGAGCCTGACGATTAACGCCACCAGCATCAAGGATGCGACACTTGGCAAGAACATCGTCAAGGCCCGTTCCAGTGCAGATACCACCGATGCGACCTACCAGAACTGGTATAGCAAGGTCTACACACCTGCTGCTGCAAAGGCGTCAGGAGGTTCTTCTACGTCTGGCGGTAGTACCACATCTTCGACAACGACAAGCTCTAAGTAAAGGGAGGAGTAGACATGTATCAGGAAATTTCCCTCCGGCTCAATGATGGGTCGGAGCAGAAGTTCCCGTTTCTTGCAACGGGTACCACAGCATACCGCTATAAGCAGGTCTTCCACCAGGATCTCATGATCCTCTTAAACAAGATGGAGAACAGCGAGGATGACCAGACGGATATGACCGTCGGTGACAAGCTGGCCTTCATCATGAATGCGCAGGCAGAAAAGCGTGATATGAACCAGCTGAACGAGGACGCCTTCCTCGAATGGGCGGATCAGTTTGACGGAGCCGAGCTCTTTCTTCACATGCAGGAGTTCGTTACGCTCTATCTTGGATCGCGGAGGACAAGCTCAAAGCCAAAAAAAGAAGCCGCCCAACGGAGCGGGAAGTAAACACGGCGGTGTTTCTCCTGAGGGCGAAGCAGATGGGACTGGCGCTGTCTGAACTGGAAGAACTGGATGAGGGGACTGTGATGGATATGATCATTGAGTCCGGGAATGACTTCTGCGACGATGAGTACCGGCAGGTGGCAACGCAAGAAGATTTCGATTCGTTCTGACAAATGCATTCAAAGTGATTGCGAAACGATATACAATATGTTATTATCCTCATAGAAAGAATGTAAGGAGGGTGATCTTATGGCAACAAGAACAGCGAATGTCATTGCAAGGGTAGAACCTGATGTCAAAGAAAAGGCAGAAAATATCTTAAAAGGTATGGGTATCCCATCCTCAGTAGCGATCAACATGTTCTACAGACAGATCATTACGGACAACGGTCTTCCGTTTCAACCATCAAAGAATGTGCGGGCTCCAAAGGCACTGAGCGAGATGTCTCGTGAGGAGTTCAACGCAAGAATGGCAGAAGGCCTTCGTCAGGCGGATCATGGAGAAGTTTCGTCTGTAGAGGATGTTCGCAAGAGGATTATGGGGGAACTGCATGGACTCTTATAAGGTTAATATTACAAAACAAGCAGAAGAATCAATGCGTGATATTGCCTTATATATTGCCCGGAATCTTATGAATGTATCGGCGGCAGAGGGACATGTAGAAGCATTCCTGAACGCGATTGAAGAGCTTTCCTACAGAGCAGCAACTGTGAAAACAATTCCGGAGAACCCTTGGGGAGAAATGGGATTTCGCCGGATCAGTGTCAAGAACTATTACATCTACTTCAAAATATATGAAGATAGAAAAGAGGTTTCTGTTCTTGACATCATCTATCAGGGACGAGATCAGCAAAAAGGTTTGAGTGAGGGAGACTACGAAGAAGAAAATCCCGAAACGAATACCTGAGAATAGTTAGAAGCATATTTTCAATAGACCAGAACATCACATCTGTGTGGTGCTCTGGTTTTTTCATGCCATGAAGGGAGGAGGACGCTATGGCAGATCGCATTAAAGGAATCACAATCGAGCTGGACGGCGATACGACCAAGCTCTCCAATGCCCTGAAAGGCGTGAACAAGGAAATCCGGGATACCCAGAGTAACCTGAAGGATGTGAACAAGC